TGCCGTTACATAATAAAGCCTGTACGGAAGCGACCCTATCTCTGACTGGCGGGTTACTGCGAGGACTTTGATTGCTGAAACCATATCCAGAAAGTATCTCAATGTCTGTCTGAGTTGCATTTGTACTCCTGTTTCCTCCACTAGCATCTGGGTAAACGTATATCTTATTCATAGGGTATCTGGACTTGATGGTTTGTGCCAGAGCATCTGTGTCGTATGCGGCCACAACCTCATCAAATATTAACAATTTTTGATCTTGAACAATACCGATCACAGCGTTAGTGTTCTGAATATTGAAGTCGATCCCAATTCTTAGCGGCTCAAGGCCAATATCAGGCTTGATGTTTGTGACATTCTGCTCTCTGTTAAAACGACTATAGACTTGGCCTGTGGTGAGGTTGATAAATTCCCCATTCAAATACGCCTGTAGCATTGATGGATCGTAGTTAGCTTGCATACGTTCAATGAAATCACTAGGCAGATGTGGGTTATCCTGAGTCCTCATCTTTATTAGCTGCCTATCTGTTCTCTCCTTAGCTTCGTCTGTACCAAATGTGTTATATAGCCAGCGAAATCCCTCTGGTGTACTGGCTGCACAAAACTGGCGAACATTACCAGCCCTTAGTCGTCCTAGTATCTTTGGGAAAGCTTTGTCGGCAATAGTTGGTGATACAACGTCTATTTCATCAACAAGTACATGAGAAAGGTTCAGACCAATTATTCTTGACCAGTTTTCAAAGGATCTACATAGTAGCTTGCTGTCACCTTCTTTGAAGTGCAAAGTATATTCTGGAAGCGGACTAGCTCTGAAAGTATATGGAATTTCATACTGCTCAAGGAACATTTCAAAGTCTGTTTGCCAGATGTCACGAATCAATGGGGCAGTCGGCTCCATAACAGCACCAATAAATCCAATATTCATAGCTGCAAGCTTTACAGCCATACTGCATAAGGCTCTTGTCTTACCAGCACCATATCCAGCAGAAAGCCCAACTATCTCATTCTGGTTGTCAAAGAACTGTTGCTGCGGTGGGTGCAAGTCAGCCCTGATCCTACTTAATAGCTCATCAGTATTAACATCAACATATCGACTGCCTATGTGATCTAATACAGATCCTTCTCTGTTTAATATGCTCAAGACATCACCTGACCGACCTTAGCCATTGAGTTTATACAGCCCAAAGCCACTGTTAACTGCCCTGATTTCCTTGCCTCTTTTGCCAGTGATGCGTATTGAGCTAGAACTTCCGCAGTAAATTGTCTCCTATCAATATCAAAGTCTTGCTTGAGAATCCCTCTGGCATCTTGCATATAGCTATCTACAGTCCTTGAAGATACACCCCATTCAGTCGAAGCAAATCGAACTATCTCTGATCTAACAGTGCCAACAGACAAAAGACTGGCTACTTTGTTCACTCTGAACTCATGCTCACTCTTGTTGGTTCTGCCTTTGGCCACTATGTAATTATGGTTTTTATTATTCTAAATGTAGCGTCAATCGTTAGTTTTTGTCGATTTTCGTTGCTCTTCCCAACTTCCTATAAGGTATAAGAGATCAATTACACGCTTTCTTGCGGCCAAAATGCGGTCATTATTAAAGCTGTCAAAGTCTTTATTCTTCATAGAGATTTCATGCTGAAGTTTACAAGTTGATCTTTTACCTTTTGTACTTCTGGTGGTAATTTAGTTTTTTTCTTTTTCAAATTATCAGCAATTATTTTATTCATCAATTTAGTTGTTTTGATCCAGTTTTCTTTTCTAATGTTATGGATCTCTCGAACAACATTAATATCAAGATTCACACCAACATTGTTTCTTATAGTGTTGTCTAGTTCCCTATAACCTTTGCAGATGAGTTGGTTGTCATCATCATATTTTGCGTTAGCTGCGGAGCAGTAGCAAATAAGAGCTAAATCCTGTCCACCACAGCGTTTTCCTGAGTCATCTATATCATAATCAGGCAAGTAATGGTTTATTAGTCCATCAGAATTATGGATTATTCCAGAATCGTTACAAGCATGACATTCGTAATATGGTGCTTTGAATGTAACTTCCCGATCAATAGGTGATCTTTTATAATTTTTCATTTATTTAACCTTCCTTTCTTCTAAATCTTCAAATGGGTTCATTTCTTCCCATTTTCCATTTTTAAAAATTTTAATTTTATCTGGTTCATTTGTGTTGAAACAAATCTGACCTTCAACAGGTAAATCGTTTTCCATAGGTGTTAAAAAGGGGTGTTTTTGGGTTTTTTAAATGTAATAGTTTTTTTATCTAGTGTCAATAAATATTGTTCAAATTGGCCTTTGCTGATGTAGCGACAAGCATCAGGAAACATTGGCGTGAACTTATCCTGTTTTAATGATCTTATTCTGGCTCTTAAATCGGCCTCAAGGCAGTCTTTAAGTTTATCCCTTGTCTTAGCATCTAATTTCATAAACTGCTTATATGTGTCGCTTTTCGATTGTGACAAAGACCTCATATCTTTTGGTATTCCCAGATAAGCTTTCCAGAAAGGTTCAAAGCTTTTATTTTTATAGTTATTTGTTTTAGTTATATTGTTTTTCTTAGGGTGACTCTGTGACATAGGGGCTATGACTTTCTGACATACCCCCTGTGACTCTCTGTCATAACCCTGTGACTCTATGACACCCCTATTTGTTACTGATGGGCTTATCACAGGTGTTGGTTTGAAATGTTGCCAGACGGCCACTCTGTAGCAGTTTGTCCTCTGATTGTTTTCATCAATCCTGATTTGTTTTTGCAATAGGCCAAGTTCAACTAATTGATTGACAGTTCTAATTACTGTGCGAGGTGACATCATTGCATCTTTAGCGATTGTGGCATAACTAGGCCAAATGTTTGGATAATATGACTGCAAACACCAAATTACTGACAGTTGGTTTGGTGTGACTTTACCTTTCAAAGCTGTCGGCAAAGCTATGAATGGAGTATTCTCTGGAATAAAGCTCATTTTTATGGAATATATAATTCACGTTAAAGGCATGGAATCTGCTCCACAGGGAAGCAAAAAACACGTTGGCAATGGAATAATGGTTGAGACAAGTAAACGTCTAAAATCATGGCGAAATCAGGTGAATCTTAGGGCAAAGTTGATAGTGGACGATATAATCAAAGAACCAGTTGAGATAGAGGTGGTGTTCTGGTTCAAACGCCCGAAACTTCACTATCTCCCCAACGGCATGATTCGTCAATCAGCCCCTGTGTATATTACCAACAAAAACAAGGGTGATCTGGATAAACATTGCAGAGCCTTACTGGATTCTCTCACTAAATCCGCATTTGCTGACGATAGCCAAGTTGTAAGTTTACACGCTGTCAAAAAGTATTGCGAAACGGAATCTGAAACTGGTGCGACCATAAAAATAAGAACTATAAATGAAGCGAATCTCATGGGTAGCTTGTCCTAAATGCAAGGACTATACAGACCAAAAAGTAAGAAGATCAGACCGCAACTCAAAGCACGTTATTGTCAGACGTAGAGAGTGCTATAAGTGCAGTCATATCTGGCACACAATCCAATATCCAGAAATGATAGTTCCTGATATTAAAGCAAAATATACATTGGTTGAGTAGTCGGGTGATGGATCGGCTCTTCGCATAACCGCCCTGCCTTCCCTTAAATATCACAAAATAGGTGTTGTATGGCTTTCAGACTTGCTTTGCATAAGTCATCAGGCTACCCGACTCATAATTCATTCAATGCGTGTTCAAGTGAGTAAACAACTCTGGAAATGATGCCAGCGTCAAGATGTTCTCTTGCTACACCAGATCCTTTTGTTGATGGATTTTTTTTTAAAAACTGCCTCAGCCTGTGAGCATCTTCAGCTTTGATGTTGAGAAAAATGTTCATGTAGTTTTTCAAGTACACGAAGTTGTAATCTCTTACATTTAGATATTAACCATTAAAACAATGGATCATCAAATTTTGGGATGTCAGCTGTGTAAATAATATCGTCACAATTTTTGATCTGTAACTGTATCAATGCAATCTTTTCTATAGCTGCATAGACTTCTGGCTTAGTTCTAGGCTCACAAAGATAATCCACATACTTTTCTGACTCTTGTTCCAGAAAAGCCTTTTTAAACTGATATTCAAGTTTGTCCTGAGTCATCTTGAGCCTCTTGGATCTCTGCCATTATTACAGCCAATTCAATCTCTTTTGGCAAATTATGTTTAAGCCACTCATGAAAAGCCATTTTTACTACTTGGCCTTTTGATGTGCCATGCAGTTTTGCTAAGTGACAAAGAGCAAAATGATCTTGCTTGGAGTAAGGAGTGAACTTGAAACAATACTGCCCCAAGTTTGTTTCTTCTGGTTTAAGTGACATTACTGGCACCTCCACTCTTGTTGCTTTTCAAAGATCCAAAGTTCATGGGCTACATGAATGTATTTATCTCTGAATGTTTTTTGAAAATCTTTGTTCTCCATGAGCATAGTGATAATAATTCTTGAAACAATATTTGCTTTTATATTTTTTGAATACATTGATTTAAAAGTAATCTTGAATAATTCAACATCACCTTTAATTAGTCTTTCGATCTCATCTTTAAACTCATGCCTTACAGCAAGCTCAGAAAGATACCTTGCCTCTTCAGTGTCAGGAGTGACAGTAGCCTCTGTGATAAGGGCTTGAGCAAGTTTAAGTCTTTGATCTGGTGTCATTGTTTTAGGGGTGATAAGTGAATAAGACCCCACCAGTTGAGGTGGGGCTGATAAATTACTTAGTTTCTACTATGTAATGTTGCTCAAGAAAGTTTCTATATCTTGATGGTGTTGTGCCTCTTATTTGTTTTATAAGCTTGGCATGAAAAGTAATCTTTTCAACGTCACCGCATCTTGTAATGTGGTCGGTTTCAAAATAGTTTTGTTTGTAATGTACAGTGGCAAACTTAGAACCATCAAACAAAATAATTGAAGTAAATGGTGTTGTGACAGATTCTTGATGGCTGTCAAGAATAGTAACCTCATTGCGTAATGAGCCAGAGCATCTTTGCTCAATTTTGTTTAGTAATTGTTTTTGAAAAGTGTCCATTGGAATAATTTGCGAAGTGAATAAAAAGAAAAGGGCTAATTAGTTAGCCCATGGGTCGTTGGTTACTTCACCAACTTTGTAAGTAGTAAGTCTAGCTGTTTGCTTTGCAACTAAGTCTGGTCTGCCGCACCATTTCTCATAATGGTTGCCCCACTTATCCTTACCTATAACTACATGAGTGTAAGTTCTTGCAGTTGTTCTTTTTAAGATTAAGCCGTCTGCGAATGTTGCAGTTAGTTTTCTTGTCTTAGCCATTTTGAAATCCTTTGCGAAGTTTGAATAATCAGCCGATCTCTCGACCTCATGTACTTAATATATATGATTGTTTTCCACAATGCAACCTATATAACTTATATACATATATAATTGTTAGGGAACTGTAATAAGTTGTATAGGTTATTGACGTATAACAAAGTATGCTTTATATTGAATATGGCTGAGATAGCCGTTCTTTCGCAAGGTATTTCAAATGAGAAACCCAATCCAAGGCAACCCAAAATACTTACAGTACAGGGTTGAAACACCATACAAAAATGGTCACTTAGATCATATATTTGTTAACTGGCAAGATGCAATTAAGTTTTGCGATCAATCAGCAGCAGAGTTTGGTGTAGCTCACTTATTCAACCATTTTACAAACAAGGTTATACACTTCAGCATACATGAAACAAATTATGAGGCTAACAAAGCCAATGCTGATTTTCGTGACCTTGAATATGAGCCAAACTGGACTTACAACATATTAAACAGAATACAAAAAGAGGTCACAAAATGACCTCTACCAAACTTCCTCCAGACTCAGAGCTTGCTACTGAAGTAGGTGCAAAGCAACCTAATCCAGAGCTTGAAGCCAAACTTACAGATGATAAGCAAAGGCACAAAAGGGATAGATTCAAAGCTCTTATCCTTCAAAGACTTAAAGAAGTCAAGTTTCGTATGAAACAAGTCAAGAATGTCGCTAATCGTAGCAACTACGTTTACACAGAGAACGAAGCCAAAGCAATCGTCAAGTTCATGCAAGAGCAATTAGATG